CGCTCTCGCTCCGCTTGCAACACGATAAGCCAAGCCTAGAACGTAACGCGAAAAGCCTAGAACGCAATGGCGCAATAATATTTATTGACAAGGATTCCCCAGCCATTAAATTGGTTGCTGGCAATAATGCCGTGACCGACATATGAAAGGAAAGAATATGTCACATGAAGTTGAAACGATGGCCTTCGCTAATGAGGTACCTTGGCACGGTCTTGGGAATCCCGTTAGCAATGAGATGACACCTGCAGAGATGATGGCAGCGGCGGGATGTGATTGGGAGGTGGCATTGACACAAAACCACTACCCGCCCACCCATGCACATCACCCCAGTGAGCCAATTGATAACAGCCATTTTATTGAGCGTTTATCTGATGGCGCAATATTGGGAGAATATGTTGCTGGTGATTATAAGCCAGTGCAGAACTATGAGCTTTTCGATTTCTTCGACAGCTTTATTCAAGACGGTTCTATGTATTTGCACACGGCGGGAAGCTTGTTCGGTGGTCGTAAGGTCTGGTGCATGGCCACAACCAAAGAGGGGTTTACGCTGGGCAAAGATGACGAGGTGGTCAACAATCTGTTGTTTACAATCTCGCACACTGGCAAGAATAGTAACAGCGCATTGAATACACCCGTGCGTGTTGTCTGTGCTAATACTATGCGGTTGGCCATGTCCCAGGCTGACGACATCGTAACCCATAACCATCGTGCCGTGTTCGACGCAGAGGCTTTAAAGGTTGCGCTTGGTGTTAGTTCACAAAACTTCGGAGAGTTTGAGGAACTGGCCAAGGCAATGGCCAAGAAGGTTCTGTCAGGCGAGGAGGAAATAGACTTCTTCCGCTCCGTCTTTGGTGGCAAGGAACGCACCGACGACAGCGGAAAGGTGATACACTCTGAAGGTGTCAGGAAGGCAATGGCATATTTCCGTGGCCAAGAGTTCAACCCAACCGCCAGCAAGCGCAAGGAAACCAAAGATGCCACCATTGCTAAACTGCAGGAGCAAGTGGAGGCATTGATGGCAGGTAAAAGCCTGGAAGAGATCGAGGTAGATCCCGAACTGATCGAGGCTCCTTCAGCCGCCGTCAACTATGGCTGGGATATGAAGAGTGCCAAGGGTACATTGTGGGGTGCATTTAATACTGTTACCTACATGACCGATCACAAGCCAGTGCGTGACCACGGTCCAGACCATAGAATTGAGAAGGCATTTTATGGTGGCATGGGTAGAGATACAAAAACCATTGCCCTGGAAAAAGCCAAGGAACTGGTTACAGCGTGATATACGAGCTAGTGCTTGGCATATACAAGCTAGGCGTTGTAGCCGTTATATTGGTTGCATTGTTCGTATTTTTCGCGTAAACAATAGGGGCGGGCGTAACAACCCGCCCTAACTTTTAAACAAACTGAGGTATATTATTATGGCTAAAATCGATTTTCATGACGTGATTTCCGTTAAAGCAATCAGCGCAAACCAGTATAAACGCCCTAGTGGTCACTGGTGGGCTATCACCCTGCAACTCGAAGACCAAAAAGAGTCTTACAACCAAGTCACCATTTACACCGAAAAAGCAGAGGTGATTGAGCATATTGACAATCTCAAGCTAGTTATTGATGAGGTGGCATAATGCAAATCGATAGGCTATATTGCTCCAATGAAATGCTTACCAACGATGAAGGGGAAGACATGACCCACGAAATAACCAACTTCGGAGGCCGTCTATTGACGGTGAAGGCATCGGACTTCAACACCCTAGCCCAATGGCACAATTTCCTCGCCAAGTCGGTCCCCGATCTAGACCCTGATAAACTGGCATCGGATAAGATTACCTTGACCGTGGTAGCGGCTCGCTACAATCAACACGAGGTAAACGAGAAGACCGTAGACTTTGTGCTTGATGGTCTCAAGACATCGCTCCAAGGCACGCTCGACCAGCAAGATGCCAACGCTCTGGAGCTTGCCGCAACCCGTGCATTGATGTCCAAGGCTGAGAAGAAACGGGAAGCCATCAAAGATGCAAGGGAAGCCAAACAACTATTTAATGAGATTGCGTACGATGCAGAATAAACTCTTTTATTCATTGATTGGCCTCTGTCTGGCAGGGGTGGTTATCAGCATCATTACCGCAACCAACAACATAATATTCGCCTTCTAACTCCACCGAATACCTCCCTGAAACTTGACCCCACGGTTCACGCTGTGGGGTTCTTTTTTGGGAGTGCGTGAACTGGTAGCAATAACCAGCTAAGAGATTGAATGGCCAGGAGAGTATGGTTATTGATGCGGTTGCAAATGTACCGCCCCCCTCCCCTCAACAGGTCAATTCTAAAACTATTTTGTCAACTAGAGATATATGCGCGGGTGCGTGACGCGATAAACCTTTACTGGGATGTACTAGGAGGGCTAAGTCGCTCCTTACATAGCTATGCTGTTTGCAATGTCATCGGCGATACTGCGAGGGCGATTTTACTGCTTGCCCCCGCGCATGGGCCACTACCCCCTCCCGTACATATATATACAATGCCGCTATATTTTTTATATTTTTTTACTAATATTGGCTTTGTTAACCTATTTCTTGACAATAAACAATATAGTCTATATGCATAGTACTACACCGCCCAGAGGTGTTACCACCATTATAATGCTCCAGAGCAATCTGTCAAGCATTTTTTTCTTGACAAACTCGTATACAGCGTTATAATGGTATACATGGTGGAAAAGTTCATATCCAACCAAGTATAATTATTTATATTTTACCAAAGGAAATGTTCTCCACCAACATTTAGTGTTTTGCGCGAATGGTAATGTAGATTTTCTTTTTTTGTTATTGTTGAGATCGCGGTTCGTAAGACGAAACTCCAATGACACACTAAGACGTACATTGCTGTTCGCGCAAATTCCTTAGTATACAGGTGTTAACTTATAAAACAAACAGGGGGATTTCGTTTCTGTTTGTGGCAAAAGTTAGAGCAAGTACTAAATAATATAACAAAAGATATACACGCTCCTAGACTTAAACACGATACAAGACAACAAAAAAGAATAAACAAACTTAAACATGAGCTTGCCAGCCACACAAAAACGGAAGTTAACAGATAAGCAAGAGAGGTTTCTTGACGAGTTATTATCTAACGGTGGTCATGTCAAGAACGCCGTTGCTGCTGCTGGATACAAAGAGCAATCTAGGTCTTGGTTAACAAGGTCACTGCGTGACGAAATTATAGAGCGTACTCGTAGTATGCTTGCAACAAACTCTGTTAAGGCTGCTAACCGTATCATAGAGGGACTAGACGCAGACGGCACCATTCCGTTAAACCAAATGGACATGCGCCTTAAAACTGCAGAGTCCGTTCTCGACAGAGTTGGCCTTGGCAAGAAACAACAGTTAGAAGTAGAAGGACAGGTTATGCACGGCATAGTCATGTTACCTTCTAAAGACAAACCTAAAGAGATTATAATCGAACAGGAAGCAGAGTAATGGCAGATAAAAATTCTGGTGGTCGTGGAATATCCGACGAAGATGAAAGCATGATGCGTACCTACCTTGTCAAAGAGGGCGGTATTGGTATGAACACAGCAGCGTCTCTTTCTGGAAAAGCTTTAAAAACAGCGTATGAAGCTACACGAAAAAGGGTTACTTCAGGAGGTCGCGCAATTTCTGACGAGGATGCAAGAGGTGGTCGTGCAATCTCTGATGAAGATTTAGGTGGTCGCACAATTTCCGACAGAGATAAATATAAAGACGGCGGCTACATAAAAAACTATGCACGGGGTGGTGGTGTACGGAAAGCAAACTTTATGGATGATTAAATTTGACATACCTCGCTTCTAACATCCCACATTTTAAATGTTGGGTACGAAAAGAATTTACAAACAACCACCAAGAATATCAAGGAGAATACTTACACGCACTAGCAATAGCCGTAAACACAATACCAGATAGGTGTTTAAGTTTTAACGTTGTGTTTACAGGTTGTGACGAAGAAGAGAATGTACACGGTGGCGCAATGTGGGCCAGGATGCCAATCACTGCAATGGTGGCAGATACCGTGTTAGATGAGTGGCCTGAGTTGATGCCCACACACTTAGCCCAACCTTGGGACTGTTCTTCTAGAAATCACGCTATAATTGTTATGGACAGAGTGTCATCTAGTCCTTGGTTGTGTAAGATAGACGGAGAGTTTTATACAGGAAGATATATGTTTACGGTGGACTACACCGACAGCTACATATCTGACGACCCAGCACAGCACAAACAATCTCATGTGTTAGAACTAATAGACGCTGGACCGTTCACAGGCAACATTATAGCACTTCCTAATAACAGAGTACGAGTTACGAATCCCGCACTGTGGGTTACTGGAGAGGGCGCACCTGACTTTGCACCAAGTCAGTACATACATTCGGCAGAAATAGACAACAGTTATATGAATCCGAATATTACTTTTAATAATCTTTACTCAAAGGATGAAGAAGATGGCGGCAAGAAAGAAAAGTAAGTATATGGCAAAGGGCGGCACTGTGCCTAAGAAGAAAAGCAAGGGCATGGCCCGTGGTGGAGCCGTAGCTGGTAAGAAGAAAAGCACAAAGTATATGTCCAAGGGCGGCGTAGCCAAGAAGGGTACGAAGTATATGTCCAAGGGCGGCGGTGTTAAAGGTAAGCCTGGACTATATGCCAACATTCACGCTAAACGTAAGCGTATCGCTGCAGGAAGCGGAGAGAAGATGCGTAAGCCTGGAACTCCTGGTGCGCCTAAAAAAGCAAACTTTGTAGCAGCAGCAAAGACTGCAAGGAATAAATAATGACCGATAAAACA